CCCTTGTTCCACATACGGAAAGAATCGGCAATCGTTGGGTCTTGTGGGTTAACATTTAATTTTCTCAAAACTGACGACTTCTTGAAACCACCCACACCGATGTTGTACGCAAGTGAAACACACGCGCTGAATTGGTTCTCGTTGAGCGTTTGTGTAATCAAGGCACGAACGGAAACAGCAAATTTATCGACAACGTTTTTCGCCAATTGCTCCGCTCTCGCTTGTGTTATTACGTCGCCTTGCTTAACCTTCGTGCCGTCTTCATAAAAAGTATTTCCATAGCCAATTGTCCACACGTTTGCAGGACACAAATAAGCCTTCAAACGACAACCTTCGAAACGCTTCAATAGCGCGTAACCGTCCGCGTTAACTTTCATTCACTAATCGTTTAATTTGTTTCTCTTTTTTCAAAAGGTAACGACGAAACTTTTCTTCGTACACCTTCTGCTTAACCATATCCTTTTTGCGCCCTGCTTTCGCCATTTGTTTTTGTTTTAATTATCTAATCCACCCAAGACCTTGACGACGGTATGTGTACGAACGTCTATCGCGTCCGTCGCTAATCTCAAAAGCGTTCGACGGATAAACATTTGTTTGTGACCATATCTGCTGAGTTTCGTTCGTGGTGTACTCTGGAAAGTCTGATTGATTGAAACATAAAAAGTCGACCATTCTTTGAGTGTAGAACATTGCTTTGCTACGCGATTGATCGCGGTAGTTTTGCAAGTCTGTTTGTGTTATTGGTGTTGTATCTTCGCTTGTGCGAATTACTAAACTTCCGTTGTCGGTTTTAACGTACAAATGAGGAAGCATTTCGTACAAAGACCACCACATTATCATTCTACGCAAGTAAGTGTCAAGAAGTTCCTCGTATGCGCCTGCAATGTCGTCGTTTACAACGTCTTCTTTAATCTTGTTGTAAAGGTCAGTTCCCAAATATAACTGCGCGTATTCGTCTTGCGCTAAATAGATAGCAGGGTACATCAAAAGAGGGTCAACGCTTCCGTTAATCCAACTGTATTTCTTTATGTAGTTTTCGTCAATGAGTAGAACTTCGGGTTGTAGTGCCATTGTGTTTTTTATTAAGGGTATTTAAGTGAACCGCGTGTTGGTGTGTTAATCGGAGCAACACCTTCTTCTCCTTTTTGCGGAACGTATGGGTTATTACCAACGCGCTTCTCGTTGTTCAATCCGTCGTTAGGTAATATGCGTCCTTTTGAATCTCTTTTGCGAATGTAAATTTGACGCTTCCAAACGTGGTGGCAAAAACAACCGCCTTTCCAAATAAACAAATCGTAAGAACTTTGTCCTTCTGGAGCAAATGATTTGTTCACTCCTACCTTGCTCATTTTCTGAATATCTTCGTAACGAAAGATTGCGCCTAACTGCGACATTCGAACCATTTCTTTGCAGAACTCACGACTATTTTCGCTTATGTTTTGTGAATATGCGTAACGCAATTTGTAAAGTCCAATGTCACCCCACTTCGATTCCTTTTCTCCTTGAGCGTCGCTCATTGAAGGCATCTTGTTACGCTTCGCGAAAAACTCGCTTGTATATTGCAATTCGTTTTCGGGTTCAGTTACGTCTTCTTCACTTACTAACTGCCATTCGTTTAAATCGATGTACTCCGCTTTTTCTTTTAGTACATCAATCCACTCACGACCGTCTTCATCTGAAAAGTCGTTGTCAGCATCCGCAACTACTTTTTTTTTTAATTCGATTGATTGTGTTGTTGGTTCAACAACTACAGTAACGTCGTCGAAAACGTTGTTCATTTCAATCTTCAAATCACTTCCCAAAATTGGCGCGAAAGTATTTGTTATGATTCGTTGGTAAGGCTTGATTACTTGGTTGTTGAAAATCTCTAAACCTACCAACATTTCATCCTTATTTGAACCGAAGCCGTTAGATTCGCGTATACCGTGAATAAGAGGCGACACAACGCGGTGTCCAACCATGATTTGCTTCGCTGTTTCTTCTGATAAGAACTGATATTGTTTGTCAGCATCTGAAAGAGGAAACGCTTGGATGTCTGGAGTTCGTGCAGGATCCTCGTTGAAAGTCATTAAGAATTTACCCGCGTTACTTGCACCGCTCAATCTTTCTTCCCACTCACGACGAATAGCCTCGCGTTCTTCTTTCTGCGGTATGCCGTTTAAGAAGTTAATGATGAATGAAGGAAATAATCCGTTTAAGATGTTGTTGACGTGGTACATTCCCATTTGATGAGAAAGTTCAATGTAGTTCAACGCACCGAAGTAGTCGGGTTTTGGATAGTACGAACTTCCAGCCATCATTCCGTGAGCGTAAATAACTTGACGCGGTTGTTCTTGCGCCTGTGAAGGATTGAACGCAGGGATGAATTCGGGTTTGCCTTTCTTGCTTCTTGAATTTCTCCAATCTTTAGAATACCAAACACCTGTGATTTCTTCTTCTTCTTTGTCGTACGCTAAACGACAGTTCTCAAAAGGCAAATGGTTGATTTTTACAACGCGTGTAAAGTCCATTGACCAAATAACCTCAGCAACAAACGCACCTTGTAGTTTTAAGTCGAAAGAAATGCCTTGCAATGCGCTATCGAGAATGGTTCCCGTACCTTGCCCTTCAATCATAAACGCAATTGAGTTCGTCAACGCGTTGTGAATTGGTGAGTTGTAGTATAGGTTGATTAAGTATTGCGGGTATAAATTATCGTTTCCGTAGTCAATCCAACCGCTACGGTTTTCTTTCTCGATTGCTTCGGTAGGGATGTAACGACTTAATGCTATTTGCTGAATGTTGCTCATTTTATGCGCCTGTATATATTACGTCTACGGGAATCGTAGGCGTTGAAACATCAAAGTAAATTGTTCCGTTTGATAGTATCATTGAACCACGTTCAACAAGACCAACTACGGAAGCATCTGTTGGGTCTAAATTCGTGTCGCTATTTTGTCCGTACACTTGGTACTTGTACTTTCCAGCGTCAGTTAGACCAACTGTTGTTAAACGAATCTTTGTGACACGTTCGTTTTCGTTTATTACGGTTACGACTTGCGCGAGTTGTTCGCCTGTCATTTCGTAAGTAAGAATTAAAAGATAGTTTGTGAATGCAACGTTGAAGTATTGGCGACCTTCGTCTAACGAAAGCCACGCATCTTGATTCGCCGTGTTTGTATTCAAATAAACCATTCTAATCTTTTATTTGTTCGTTGAAATTACAGCACAGAGGGACGCGTTGCCCCTCTATGTGTAAAAGTTTTTTGTCAGTTATTAGATAATGATTGTCGAAGGCGCACTTTGCAAACGATACGCACGAACTGGAGATTCGTGAGTAAATGCAAGCGTGAAACCGTTCATATCACCTAAAGCTGTTCCTGTCGCTGCTGTTGCAGTAGAAAGGTCTGCTCCGTACTCGTAACCAATTGCCCACCAGTTATCGTTTGAATCGTTAACGAAAACAATAACACGCGCTTGTGCTACGTTTTGTAATTCAACACGTTTCGCGGTAGATAATTTGTGCAACATTACATTAACGGTCTGCGTGTAAAACACAGTTCCGTTGTCGCGGTTAAAGTTTATTGTTTCTTCGAACGATCCTGTTTGCGTTGGTAATTCGTAAGTATACAAATCTCCATCTGTAGGTCCGTTGATTACTTCCACTTCGTCGTTTTCAAAGTTGAAAGAAGTAACCAATGCTTTATCTACTAAAACAATTTGCTTAATCCCGCCAATCCCAGATTTGCAATCGAGTGTAAATCCTGTACTTAATTCACAAGCCATATTATTAGTTTTTTATTAGCACAAAAGAGGAGCGGTGTTTAAGCCGCTACCTCTATTCGTGCAAGGGTTAGAATGGTTGAGATTATGCAGTATATTGGTAGAATGCGATTTCGTCACCGAATCCGTATTGTACACCTGCGAAGAATGAACACGCGAAACGAACGTTGTCAGACAAATCTTTGTCGTACATATCCAATACCGCTACGCTGTTCCATTGGTCAAGAAGGTTAGTACCGAACCAAAGGTTTGACTTTTGGAAGAAAGCCATTGTGTCGTCAGACATACCAGGACACTCGATAATGTCGTATTGTCCCTGCCAAGTCATCTTAACTGTTTCTCCTTGATAAAGGTAGCTTCCGCCGCCAAGACCTAAGATAGCAGTTCTGAACGCTTCAGCAACGTTTGAAGAAACTGCGATAACAGGCTTCTCAGTAGCACGACGAACGCGTGTTGGTAAAGTCAATACAAGACGAGCCATTTCTTCGATTACGTTAGCAGAAGTGATAGCCTCTGGAGTAGCAACGTCAAGAACAGCAGCGTCAGCTAAGAACAAAGTCTCGAAACCTGCGTACTCACCTGCTGTTGCGTTAACACCTTGCCACATAACAACCTCGTTGTTTGCTGCAACACCTGCCATAACGTTAGCAATGATAGCGTCTGTTAATGAAGCGTGAAGGTTTCCGTCTTGCTCAGATTTAGCTTCCCAGTCTGATAAGAAATCTTTCTTACAAAGTTGACGGTGAACTTGGAATTTTTCCAAAGTCAAGATACGCTCAGTTAAAGTAACTGTTCCTGTTGGAGTGAAATCGCAAGTCGCGTTAGCGAAAGTGATATTGTCAACTAATCGACGAACAACTTGTTTGTACTCGATGTTCTCTTTGAACGTAACCGCAGCCAAAGACTCGTTACTTAAAAACGCAGCGCGAATATATCCTGCTGCTTCACGACCTGCAAAGGTTGTGGTTAATGAAGTGGTAGTAGCCATTTTTTATTTTTGTTTTTTTTTATTTGTTTAAGTGAAATACGAAACGTTCTTCAGCCGACATTCTGTTGTATGGCTTTGAAGGTGCGTTTTGTTTGTTTTGTTTAACTTCTTTGATTGATTGAACCGCAGGTTGTGCGCTCAACTTCTCAACGTTAGATGAAAGTTCTGCGTTTGCTTTTTTCATTTCAGCAAGTTCGCTTTCAAGTTTAGCAACCAAAGACAAAAGACCTTCAACCTCTGCGTTGAAAGAATCTGCAACTACTTCCGTAGCTTGTTCTTCTTCGATTACAACTTCAACCTCTGGAGCTTCTTCTTCCATTGGTCTTAATTCGGTTACAACACCGTCAGCAACAACAACTGTAACTGCCTCTGCTGTCTTGTACTCTCCGTCCATAACAACAACCTCGTTGCCGTCTGCGTCTTTAGTGAATACACGAACACCAACTGCCCACGCGTCGCTATCTGAATAGATGCTTGTACCGTCCTCTAAGATCGCTTCAACCATTTGCTTCACCTCAACTACTTCTTCAGCAGAAAGGGAAACATTGTGCTTTGCGAAAAGAGCGTTTACTTTTTCTCGTAAGTTCATAATGTGTTTAATTAATAATTTAGTACCTAAATAGAAAAGAGTGTATATTTGTTTCATAATTGATTCTTTTCATAGTTTCTTTTTGATTTTAAGGTTTGACGAGGGGAGTAGTTACCCCTCGTTTTTTTTACCCTAAAGAATCAAGTATTGCGTTTAGCGTCTTCATTTCGTCCTCGCTCAATCCGTACGTCTTAAACCCCATTTTACCGCCCTCGTTCGTTATCTTCGTGAGTGCGTTTAGAAACAGGTTTGCGTCGTCGTTGAATAATTCGACTTTTAGAAACCCCCCTGCTTCGATGTTCATTTAGTTCTCTTTCAAAAGGTCATTTAGTTCTTCAAGAATGGCTGCAAATTCCTCGTGTGAGTGCATATACATTTCTTTCTCAGCAATGAAGTTTCCTTCGATTGAGAAACCTAACACCTCTTTGTTTTGAATCTGCTTCTTTACTTCTTCGTTCTCTACTTTCATACAACCGAACCAAGTACCTTCTGGAAGTGAAAACCCAAAGTTCTTCGACTTGTCGTTTTCACCTTCAATGATCCACGTCTCAACCAAAGACACTCCGTCAACAACTTTCGCGTGTTCAACCGTCGCGTTGTTTTGGTTAGCTTGTTTCAAATAGTTGTAAGCGATAGCGCGAATGGTTTCTTTTGAATACTTAACGTAGTATTCCTCGTCTGTCTTTTCGTCGCGTCGGTAAATTAGTTGGTCGGGAATAAGCAAAGCGCCATATAAAAGACCTCTAGAGTCTTCTTTAAACTTGACGCTGTGTTGTTCGCTTAACGCGACAAAATCCACACCTATCGCAGGTTGTTCCACTACGCTAATAGCATACACTCCGAGCAAACCTTCGTCGTCAATGCCGTACTCAATAACTTTAATTTTTTTATTCATTGTTTTATTTTTTAGCCGCCTAAGCGAGGTTGGTTTTGAATAAGTTGTTGCGCTTCTAAATTGCTGCTCACCTGTCCGCTTACAACGTATGCTTGAAGTGGTGGTGGTTGGTTTGGTTGAATACCCAAGTAGGCAAAGTTAGACGCTGCAGGTGCTGTCATTGCGCAACCGCCTGCACTTGGAACACTACCACGGCAACCACTTGCGTCACTCGTCTCGCCCCT